TTTCAGTGATTTGCGAATCATGGAAAGTGCAGCGCTTCAAGAAATGAGAAAAAAATAATGGACTTTGCCTCGCTTGGAATAAAAATAGACAGTAGCCAAGCGAAAACTGGCGCGTCTGATTTGGATAGATTGACTGTTGCTGGTGCTAAGTCTGAAAAAGAACTAGGTCGTCTAAACGATACATCTGGAAAATTATCAGGCGGGTTTGGCGCTCTAAAGGTTGCTATTGGCGCATTAGGTTTAGGCGTTCTAGCGCGTGAATTTGTCCAAGCTGCTGATGCGATGGCGCTCATGGACGCACGTCTAAAAATAGCTACTAGCACTGCGCTTGAGTTTTCCCGTGCACAGGGTGACATTTACAGAATCGCACAAGCTAACAATGTCGGTTTACGTGAGACTGCACAGCTTTACACAAAACTAGCAGACCCGATTAAAGCACTGGGAGGCGGCACGCAAGAGGTTGCAGCTATCGTTGACGCATTCGCCACAAGCATGCGTGTTGGCGGTGCTAGTGCTCAAGAGGCTAGTTCTGCAACACTCCAATTCGCACAGGCGATGGCAAGCGGGAAACTAAGCGGCGATGAATTTAGGAGCATGGCAGAAGCCTCACCACGATTCATGAAAGCATTGGCAGAAGGTTTAAATGTACCAACTGGCAAGCTCAAAGAAATGAGTACTGAGGGAAAGCTAACGGCTGACGTAGTTGGTAATGCTTTGATTAAGTCGCTTGGCAAGCTAAAGGAAGAAGCGAAGAATATCCCCGATACAGTCGGCGGTGCAATGACGCGATTGAAAAATGATATTTCAGTTGCTATTAATGACATCAATAGCTCTAGCGGATTGACGCTCGGACTTGCTGGCGTTGCTGAGGAAGTTCGTCTATTAATCCCAACAATTAAAACTGAATTGTCGTCTGCATTTCAGTCTGTGCAAGGATGGATTGATGCAAACAAGGATGGTATACGTGATATTTACGAAACTGCAAAAGCGTTTGTAAGTGAAACATACGAACTAGGGAAAGCATTTGCATCTGTACTTGGCGCATTGGTCGAGCTTGGCATTCAATCAGGCGCATTTAAAGCCACGATTGAGTCAGTTCGTATATTGATTGCTGGGTTAACTGATGGCGTGACGTTTTTAGGAGGTGTATTCGCGTCTATAGGCGGGATTATTTTGAAGGCAATGCTAACGCCTATCCGTCTGGTTATAGAAGGCATAGCAAGCCTACAATCCGCAATTGGTAATGAAGGTTTAGCGTCAACACTGAGACAAACAGCCGCAAATATTGGAAACTTCGCAGGCGCTGGCGGAAAATATGGCGATAGCATCGTTGATTCATTTTCTCGCGGTGATTCTGCTATTGGCAAGTTAAATGCAAGCCTTGAAAATGCATCTAAAACGGCATTGAAAGCAAAGAATGCGGTTAAGTCAACTTACGATGGTTACAGCACGGGCGGCACTACTGGATTCACTACGTTAAAAGGCGAAGCTGAGAAAAAAGACGGCAAAGGTGCTGCTGCAAAAATCAGCGAATACACCCGCATGTCCGAGGCTATCTCAAAGGTTAATGCGCAAACACAGCAAGAACTAGACAACGGCAGCAAGCTATCAGCCTCTGAGAAATTCCGATTAGATGAAATTCAAAAAATCACATTCGCGTTAAAAACAAAGAAAATCAGCCAAGCTGAAAGCATCGAGCTATTAAAGCAAACTGGCACGGCTACTGAAAAGCTTGCACAGATTGAAAAGAATGCAGCTAGCGTAAAGGCGGCGCAGTTCAATTTTGCCGAACAAGAAAAATTTAAAGAAGAAGTAAGGCTGTCAGAGGTTGCGCTTAGTAAAGCCCGTGAACAAGGATTGTTGGCCGTTACTGAATACTCAAAGGCAATTGATACTGAAAACACCTACACGTTGTTTCAATTGTCGCTAGCGGGTCAAACAGAGGCGGCACGCGAAAAAGAGATTGAATACTACAAAATCAAACTAGACTTGCAAAAGCAATTAGATGCGATTGATAAAAATGAAGGTTTTGACAATGCGACTAAGTTAGAGCAAAAAGCAAAAGCTGAGGCGGCGGCGGCAACAGCTCGCGCTGGCGTAACGTCTAAGTCTCAGTTGCAAGCTACTGGATTCGCTGCTAATTTTGCACAGTCACTTAAAGACCCGAAACAGCTTGAAATCGAGCGTAACGCTGAAAATACCAAAAAGCTAAATGAGGCTATTTTTCAGAATGAGGTTGATAGAAACACACTTATTGAAGAAGAGCGAAAACGTCATTTGCAAGCATTATTTGATATGCAATCTGCTAATGATATTCAATCATTATCTCAAATTCAATCTGTTGGCGATCAAATCTATTCGTTATTAAAACAGTCTGGCAAAGAACAAACAGCTTTAGGAAAGGCTGTTTTTTTGGCAAATAAAGCTATTGCAGTTGCTGAAATTATCATAAATACAGAAGTTGCAGCAGCCAAGGCTGGCGCTCAAGCTGGTATTTTTGGAATTCCTATGGCTTCGATTATTAGAGCCACTGGTTACGCAAGCGCTGGCATTGTTGCTGGAACAGCTATTGCTCAAGTATCTGGCGGTAAAGCATCTGGCGGCTCGGTTGATTCTGGTGGCATGTATCGAGTGAATGAACGTGGCCCAGAGATGCTGTCAGTCAAAGGTCAAGACTTTTTGATGATGGGTGATCAAAGCGGTGTAGTCACTCCTAATAGCAAGCTAAACGGTGGCAATGGCGGCATTACAATCGTCAACAACACAAGCGCGAAAATAGGCAAAGTAGTCGAGCAACGTATGCCAAGCGGTGAACGTGCTTTGATTATTCAGGAAGCGGTAGAGACAATGGCGGGTCAATTCTCAGACCCAAACAGCCGTGCAAGCCGTGGCATATCCCGTAACTACGCAGTGCAAAGGAATCGTTAATGCCTATTGCAGCAATCCCAAATGGCTTAAAGCCAATAGCAGAAGGCTACTCTATCGGTGATATGGGTGGCGTTATGGAAACCGAGGTATCGGGCGGTTTCTCGCGCTATGCCTTGGACTATGCCCGTGGTGTACACGCCTTTTCAATCACGATATTGGTTAACTCAATTCAATTATCAGTTTGGACTGCGTTTTATCACCACGTTATTAAAAAGGGCGCGTATCCTTTTTACATGCAGCTAAACAGCGGCGGCGGTGTAATGCAACACGTTTGCAACATCATTCCAAACAGCCAAAACATTACGCACGCTGGGGGAGATGTTATGGTTATTTCATTCGCAGTGAAAGCCGAAAACTCAGTCTATGAAATGTCGAATTCTGATGCTGTAACTATCGTTGATATTTACAACATTTATGGCGATTCAACCAATAAACTTTTCAATTATTTGTACAAGTTTGCCAATATTGACTCAAACGTGATGGCAGGCATATGAGTTTAGACATTGATGCAAAGCTAAAGGTATTTTTCGCAAGCGCACCCGCAACAAAGCATCAAATCGAGACGCTGGAAATATCGCACAGCGCCATGTCGCAAGTGTTCCATCTATGGCGCGAGCCATACACGGGAAATACTAGCGTGCTAGGTGTCGTTAAGAATATGCAGCCGTGTAACTTTGAAGTAAAGCTGGCGGGTATCGAGGGCAACCTAGACCAAAAGTTTGAGATTCGTTTGGATACCGTTGACATTAGCGACATTTTTCGCGAGCAAATGGAGCGTGTGCCAGTTGATACGCTTGAAAAAGTAGCTGTTACCTACCGTGTGTTTTTGAGTGACGATTTGACCATTCCTGAAATCAGTGCACGGCTTCAAATTGAGACGATTAGCTACCAAAAAGGCGCGGCGAGTATTTCAGTCGTTTCCCCTCGGTTGAATATGACGCGCACAGGCGAGATTTACACGCCTAAGAATATTCCAATGTTGAGAGCGTTTAATTGATACAAAAATACTTAACACGTCAATACTCGGTGCTTCCGTGCTGGGACTTAGTGGCTGATTTTTACGCTACAGAGTTTGCGCCCGTAGATGCTATTTACAAGTCTGGAGCAAGGTCAACACGTCAGATAGCTGGTGATTTTCGTATCGCTATTCACAACGGAAAACACGGCTTTACACAGACTGAATTGCCCGTAGATGGCTGCATTGTATTGTTAGGCAAAAACAAAAAGTTAGGCATTCACCATTGCGGCATTTACATGGCTGGCAGCGTCTTACACGCCGCGCCTAGTTCGACCATGTACGAGCCGTTAAGCGTCATCAAAGACAAATTCGCATTGATTCAATACTGGGTGAAAAAATGAAGGTAACACTATACGAACACCCGCTAAGTGCTGTAGCTCCAAGCGTCCATGAAACGGACAATTTGGCAGTTTGGTTGCTTAACCACTATGGCGAAGCTCCTAATTTTCAGATTCAAATCTTCACAGGCCAACCCAGCGCAGATACTGAAATAACGGGCGATGTCAAAGCAGTTTTGACGTGTACTAGCGATGTGATTATTTTGCAAAGTCCAGCGGATACAGCAACGATTGTTTATGCGCTTATTTCAATCGTATTTGCGGTTGCTGCCTATGCTTTGACACCTAAGCCGA